CATCTTATGCTTCTTCTACTACAGTTGATATATACCAATTAATCCCTAGTGCTTCAGGAGTACCTGATTATAATACTTATGGCTTATTAATTCCAGCTAATACTCAATTAACTTCAAATTCAACAGGTACTAAATTTATTACTACACAGCAAGTAGATTTTACTGATACTGGTAGTACTGAAATTACTTTTTATAACAGCGATTTTTACTTATTTAAAAAATCTGTACCTGCTATTTCTGCTGAAATAAAATCAACAACTATAACGATTCCTGCAAATCAAAAATTTGCAGTATCAAATATTTCTGATACTAACATATTACAACTTTTAAATGTTACTTCAAGTGATGGTAATCAATTTTATGAAGTACCTTATTTAGCTCAATCTTCTATATTTCAAAAAGGAATTAATTCTACCTCTGGTAGTGATGGTGTTCCTTATTTATTACAATTACAAAGAACACCTAGACGATTTGTATCTAGATTCTTATCAGATAATACATTACAATTAGAATTTGGAGCAGGAGTATCAAATAAAACTGATTCTCAAATAATTCCAACAGCAGATAATATTAAAGCAGGATCTGTACCTGGTATATCTTCAATCACAAATAATTATAATGAAGCTGCTGTATATTTTTCTCAAGAGTATGGTTTAGCTCCTTCAGGTAATTTACAAGTAAAATATTTAGTAGGAGGTGGAATAACATCAAATGTACCTGCTAATGATTTAACTATAATAGACACATCAGGTATTAGCTTTAAAAATACTCCAGGACCTTATTCTAGTTCTGTATTATCGAGTGTAATATCTTCTAATCCAGATCCATCTACAGGTGGTAGAAATGGAGATACAACTGAAGAAGTAAGACAAAATGCTTTATATTCTTTTTCTACTCAATTAAGAACAGTAACTAAAGAAGATTATATTATAAGATCTTTATCAATGCCTGCTGATTATGGTACTATATCTAAAGCTTATATTACACAAGACTTTAATAAAAATCCTCAAGAAACAGTAGCTTATAGTTTACCTAATAACCCATTAGCTTTAGATTTATATGTATTATCTTATAATAGTGACAAAAAATTAAATACTGCATCAACAACATTAAAAAATAATTTAGTAACTTATCTTAACCAATATAGAATGGTTACTGATGCTATTAATATTAGAGACGCTTATTATATTAATATTGGTATTAATTTTGATATTAATGTATCTAGTGGATATGCAAATAAAGATGTATTAACAAATTGTGTAGCTTCTTTACAAGACCATTTTAATATAGATAAATGGCAAATAAATCAACCTATTATTTTATCTGATATTCAATCTAAACTTTTACAAGTTAAAGGTGTACAATCAGTAATTAAAGTAGAAGTTGTAAATAAACAAGGAGGAACATATTCTCAATATGGATATGATATTGTTGGTGCTACAAGAAAAGGTAATATATATCCATCATTAGATCCTGCTATATTTGAAGTTAGATACCCTAACACAGATATTCAAGGTAGAGTAGTAGTAAGTTAAAAATTAAAAACAACAATATGAATTTAGACAAATTAAAAGGACACATTCCAGACAGTGTAATAGCTCAAATACCAGGAGTAATGGAAAAATTTGAAATTAATTCTCCACTACGTTTAGCTCATTTTTTAGCTCAATGTGGTCATGAATCAGGTGGATTTAAATTAGTACAAGAAAATTTAAATTATGGAGCTAAAGGTTTAATGGGTATATTTAAAAAATATTTTCCTGATGAAGCAACTGCTTTAGCATACGAACGTAAGCCTGAAAAAATTGCTAATGTAGTTTATGCTAGCAGAATGGGTAATGGTGATAAAACATCTGGTGATGGTTATAAATTTAGAGGACGTGGTTTTATTCAATTAACAGGTAAAGATAATTATGTTGCTTTTGGTAAATCAATTAGTGAAGATTTATCTGCTACTCCTGATTTAGTTGCAACAAAATATGCATTATTATCAGCTGCTTGGTTCTTTAATAAAAATGGTTTACACAAATTAGCGGATGGTGGCGCAACTGATGCAGTTGTTACGTCTATTACTAAACGTGTTAATGGTGGCACGATAGGTTTACCGGATCGTATCAAACACTTTAAAGAATATCACGCATTATTAGCGTAAAATAGTTTGGTATTTAACATATTTATATGTAGTAATTACTAACTATGGCAATCTATAAAATATTTCCTGAAAAAAGCGCTACTATATATTCATTCTATCCTGTATTAAATACTGGATTAGATGAAATATTAGAACTTAGCACTTATTATTCCATTGATGGTACTGATGAAGTATCCCGTACCTTAATTAAATTTCCTACTAATCAAATAAGTGATATAATCACTAATAAAGTGGGTACCAGTAGTTTTGATGCATATTTAAAGTTATATTTAGCTAATGCTTCATCCATACCCTTAAACTATACTATATTTGCTCACCCTATAGCTGCTGATTGGAATCAAGGTACAGGTAGATTAGGTAATTCACCTGCTACAACAGATGGAGTAAGTTGGGAATTTACAAATAAATCAGGAAGTAATAGTTGGATACAAGGTAATTTTCCCACTGGTGTGACAGGATCTTATAGTACAAATGTAGGTGGTGGTACTTGGTGGACTGCTTCTAGTTATTCCTCATCACAATCATTTACAAATTCTACTTCTAAAGATATTGAATTAAGAGTATCTGGTTCTGTAAAAGCTTGGTATAGTGGTTCAATAACTAATTATGGCTTTATTTTAAAACATTCCTCATCTATAGAGTTTACAACACAATCTAAATTCGAAACAAAATATTTTTCAAATAATACTCATACAATATATCCTCCATGTCTAGAAATTAGATGGAGTGATTTTGTATATAATACAGGTTCGTTATCCGTTATTTCTAATGATTTATTTATTCCTTCATTAGGAAATAATAAAGGTGAGTTTCAACAAGACTCAGTTCAACGATTCAGAATAAATGTGCGAGATAAATTTCCAGCTAGAGCTTTTCAAACTAGCTCTGTTTATTTGAATAATAAAGTATTACCTACTTCTTCATATTGGTCAATAAAAGATTTGGATACCGAGGAAATTGTCGTAGATTACGATACAACATACACTAAAATTAGTTGCGATACTAGTGGTAGTTATTTTGATGTATATATGAATGGATTAGAACCGGAACGCTACTATAAATTATTATTTAAAACTGCGTTATCTAGTGGTGAAACAGTTATATCAGATAATAATTATTACTTTAAAGTTATAAGATAATGTCACAAATATCAGTACAAAAAACTGTATTTAATAAGGATACTTATGGTAGAGTAATTGATACTCAATTTCGTCAACTAATAAATCAAGGTGTTGTTGATGAAACTCCTTCTTTTACTATAGATGACTTCTTTCAATTATATGAAGATTTATTTTATCAAATTCCAAAAGAAGGAGATTCAAATTCTCATCAATACATTTTACAAAAGGAAGCAGATTATTTAGGTATTAGTATTAGTCAAGATGATGTACAAGCTCTATTAGATGAAATAACATTATTAAGACAACAAGTACTTGAAACACAACAAACAGTAAACGACTTGACTAAAAGATAATGGCAGATAATATAAAAATAGTAGGCGAAATTTTAAATATACAAGAAGTATCTCGTTATGATGATACTGATGTTAGATTACTTACATCTCAAAGAATTCAAGAGGATTTTGGTCAAAAAAATGACTATATTGAATATTTTGTTTATGATGCCGGAAATAATCTTTTAAATACAAGTTATAGCTATAAAGATTTTAAATTACCAAACACATCGTTTGTAAATACAAATGGTTTTTTACCTATTATTGAAATAGATCCTGTTAAAGATTTACAAAATTTAGGGTATTCGTCAGGTGAATTTAAGACACAGTATAACTTTTTTAATAATAAAGTTTCTAATCCCAATGCTGAATTATTTCTAAAAGAAATATCATCAGATAGAACTGAAATTAGAGTAGGATCTACTATTTTAACAAATGAACAAATTGAAAGTTCATCTTTAGCACTTATAAATGAATATACAGGATCTACTTACTTTACAGATTATGTAATTAATTTTGGTAATAATGATCAAGTATTAGCTGTTAACGTTGCTTTAAATAAAATAGAATCTGGTTATGAAATTCTATTTAAACTATACCAACCATTACCTATATCCATTCAGGAAAAAAGTAATTTATGGGTAGTAAAGGAAAAAATTAATCCCTTTATTTTTGATATTAATTTAGATAAGTTAATATTTCCTGCACCTCTACCTCAATTAAGAGGTCCTAATTTTGGTATTGATATACCTAATCAAAATAATATAGCTACATCATACCAAACATATGATGGTTTAATTAATAGTGTACAAGGCATATCTACCTCATCATATCAACAGCTTTTAAGTTTAATTACATCTCAAAGTATAGATATTAATGTAGATTATAGTGATTATAATAATTACATATTTTTTAGTTCAGCTGAACAAAGAGTAAAAAACTTCTATACTAAGGTAAAACAAATAGAAGACTATAAAAATGATATAGCTAAATATAATGCTTCATCATCATTATTCCCTAATATGATTAATGATAAGAATGCAGCAACTTCTAGTATAAACGATATTATTACTAATTTTGATGGATATGAATATTATTTATATTTTGAATCTAGTTCATACACTTGGCCTAAATCAAACATAACGTTACCTTATATATTAGCAACAACAGCGTCTGCTAATTCATGGTATAATGCTATAACAGGAAGTGCTGCAGATTATGATAATGATAATCAAAATAATTTAGTATATACTCTTCCTTCATTTATTAAGGATGATGAAAATAATAATCAATATATTACTTTTGTTAATATGGTTGGTCATTATTTTGATAATATTTGGATTTTTCTACAAGCAGTTACTGATATTAATTTAGCAAATAATAATCTACAACAAGGTGTTTCTAAAGATTTAGTATATCATGTATTACAATCATTAGGAATTAATTTATATAATCAATATGGTGATGCCAGTAATGTTGATTTTTTAATTGGTAATAGTGGTAGTGCTTACTATACTGGAAGTGATACTCAAGCTTTTACTTCCACAGGATCTTATTTAAATACAATACCTAAAAAAGATTTACTTGCAGAATCATATAAAAGAATTTATCATAACTTACCTTTATTATTAAAAACAAAAGGTACTGCTTATGGTTTAGAAACATTAATATCTACTTTTGGTATTCCAAATAAAGACTACTATACAATAGGATCTCAATCTTTTTATACACCAACAGGAAGTGCTTTAACAAGTAGTATTTTAAAAGTTAAAGAGTATGGAGGCGATGTTAAATCAGGACTATTGGATGAATTTAATAATAGTAAAATAAGAATTATATCTACCAGTATAGTATCAGGATCGGGTAGTGTTTTATCTCCTTTTATTAGTTTACAAGTTCAAACTACTACTGCTTCTTTATTTAGAACAAATGATTCACATTATGTTGATAT